TCGGTGTGGCATTAATCCCATTTGCATATGCTATGACTCTATTCGCAGATGCGGCCGAACCGTTTGCAAGAGGATTTAAAATTGTTGCAGAAGGTATTGGATTAATTATAGGTGCAGTCGGTGATACACTCACAAGAATAATAGACAAATTTATTGAACTTGCACATGCTCCCTCAGGCGGATTACTCCTCGCCGCCGCAGGTATTGGTGCAGTTACAATAGCACTTGCCGCATTTATGGCATTAGAAGTTGTGGGTGGTGTTGCATCAAGTGTTGGTAATGTTATTGGTTCTGTTGGAGATTGGGTATCTGGTTGGTTTGGTGGTGAACCATCCGCAAGTCCAATGGATGTTCTTGGTGCATTAACTTCATTCGGTGCAATTGGTGCAGGAATTGAAGAAGGTGCAAAAGGCATTTACAGTTTAATAGATGGTATTCAAGCATTCGGTGCAGTTGAAATTGACGGTGATAGCATCCACGAAACTATTGGTGTGGTTTCTGGACTTGCAGGTGCAGTAACTGCCTTTATGACAAACAAACCTGGCGCATTAGCAGGTTTGGGTGATTTAATTGGTGGGGGAATGAAGAAAGTTTCTGGTTGGTTTGGAAGTTTACTTGGAATTGAATCCGAAGAAACTAAAGGACCTCTTGAAGTATTACAAGAAATTGCAGGTATGGGTCCGCAATTCGCAACGATTGGTCCAGCAATTGGTGAACTTACCGCAGGTATGATGGCAATTCTAACATTCCAAAATGCTGATGTTTCTGTTGATGCTTTCTCTGTGTTTATGGATGGAATTAGTATGATTCCAGAAAAGGCATTAGATGCAAAATCAAAAGCAGTAAGTAAACTTGCGGATGCTATCAGTCAATTGTCATCATCAATGACGGAACTTGATAGTGCGGGTGGTATAGGATTGGTATTCAATTCAAATCAAGACATCAACAATGCATTGAGAAATTCTTCAGGGTCTGCATCGCAAGCACAAACAATTAACACACCAATACAATCTAATAATGTAGTAAATAATAATCAGAGTATGATAATGCCAATAAATACGAGAAACACGGATAGCAGTCTAAACTCTTTACGAAACCGAAGATTCTAATAAAAAAGGGGACACAAATTAATGTGTCCCCTTCCTTCATCTAGGTTTAATTAAAAATCAACCTTCGTTTGCCAACTTCTCAAAGTACGAGAGGGCATCGCCGGAATCCGCATCATCCACTGAGGGAGCATCGACTGCTGAAGACGATGAATTATCTTCAGACTTGGGTGGGGATACAGAATTTACATCTTCTGCACGGACAGATGCAGAAGCACTTCCACCACCTGTAACTTGACTCAGACGATTAGCAAGGTCATCATAACTCTTGAAGTTTGTCTTCTCAGTAAACTCTGAAAGAGAGTATTGTGTTTTCCACAATGCTTCTAATGCTTCATCGTTACCATCAAGCAATGCACTTGCGGATTCAAATTCACTCTTATCATAATTGATAAATCCTGCAACCTTACGAACCTTCAATTTAAAGTTTGCACCTTCCCAGAAATCAAAAGGATTCACTGGAGTTTCATCTTCAAACTCTGGATTCATTGCTTCGTTGATTTTATCAAAAATCTTCTTACCGAATTTGTAAAGGAAAATCTTACCTTCGTTTTGTGGATTAGCAGGGTCACTCACAACCATAATATTTGAAATGTATGACAACTTTCGTTTACGGTTTCGTGCAATGTCCTTGTCGGAATCTATTCCACTGTTCCATAGAAGACCATTTGCTTCACATATTGGACACTTACCACCAATTGTTGTTGGACAATTATCAATCAACCAACCACCAGGTCCTTTGAAACCGTGATTGAACAATCTTGCCCACGGTACATCTTCTCCATCTACTGCTGGCAAGAATCGAATAACAGCATAACCGTTACTTGACTTGTCTAGTTCTGGACGCCAGAACCTATCATCTTTATATGATTCTGAACCCTTTGAAAGTTTGTTCATTGCATCCGTTAGTTTGTCGAACCCGCCTGTTGAGTTCTTTTTAAAATCTGAAAATCCCATAGTATTTTCTCCTTGTGTTGTGTACGAAGTGTACGACTTATTACTAGTAGTATACGGTATATTAGAGGAAAGTCAAATACTTTCTTCCAATTTATTTAGTAAAATTTTACGATGTTTTGTTGTGTCTTTTATCGCCACAAATGGTTCATACTTTAGACACTTGATTCGCAATTCTTCCCAAAGCAAATCATCTTCCATATCTTTGTCGAATTGTCGGTCGAACCCTAGAAACTTATTCATTATAATAAAAGATTCAATGGCGATATCTTCACGCAAGACCATTTTCATTAGCAATGGATGTCTGCCATTCTCTGATATAAATATATCGTCAAAATTCATTTCAGAATTTAACATTTCTTTGATGATTTTATTGATGTCTTCAGAAAATACCATAGTGAGTGATTGCAGGCGTTTCTTCCATTCTGTGAATATTCTCTCTGCATCATCATCGAAGATATCACCCACCCAAAAATCACCTCTTGCAACAAAATTGGCAACCAAAAAACCAAAGACATCTTTCTTCTGTGTCTTTGCCAGTCTATCGAAAAAGTGTCTGTCTTTTCGATTGTTGTAGGTTTTTACATTTGCCTTCGTTTTACCGTTGAACTTAATGTAGTCGTAAGATTCCTTCGTGAAGTGTAACTTCAGTCCAAGATAAATGCAGAAAGCATTATATCCTGTCATATCGGTAGTCTTGCCCCTCTTGGGAGTAAATTGAAGTCTTCGCCTTCTGCCTGTATCTTCTCGATTATTGGTTGTGTTAAAAATTTTGCCGCCACCTGTGGTTCAATAGTATGCTTGTCACATAGTTCCAAAATGGCTTCAATATATCCACCACCATTACTTCTTACATAGTCCTCTACTTCGGACACAAATTTATTAGAATCTTCAAAAATCATCATTTATCCTCTCATTCATATAAGTAATCATACCATATTTGTAAAGTGGTTCAAGATTATTTATACATATTAGGTAAACAAAATATCAAGGAGTTTGTAAAATGCCAATAGATGACAATGTAAACATTTCCGCTAACGGTGGAATATACGAAATTAAGAGCCATTTTGAATCAACAGGAACTACAGGTCACTATCAAATGATGGGACTTGCTTTTGATAACGGTGGAACAACTTGGGATTGGGTGGATAATGCGACTCCTCTACCAATAGATTTAAGTGCTTCATCTACAGTAGGTGGATACATCGAAGAAGTTTATAATGGATTGACTTATGATGCAGTTGCGGGTGTAACTGCAATGAGAGTGCGAATAACTGGTGATGAAGGATTGACCGTAAGTGCAATTGTTGAAGACTTAATCGTAGGTATAACGACAGACGGTGCATTCGCACAAATTGGAGTGTATGGTACAGGTGGTACAGCAGTTGGTGTTACAGGGCAAGTTTCCATTGATTCTACTTCCTTGATAGGAATCAGTGGCAGTCCATCCATAACAGGTAGTGTATATGTTCTTGGTACTGCAAATGTGAATTCGACTACAGGGGTAGCAGTTTACGGTACAGGTGGTACAGCAGTTGGTGTTACAGGGCAAGTTTCCATTGATTCTACTTCCTTGATAGGAATCAGTGGCGGTGTTACCGTAAGTACGATGCCAGCAATCAGTGTTGTATTACCAACAGGATTGACAAATGGTGCAATAATAACTGGACTCGATGCTGGCATATCTTTAGACTCACACGGACTCTCAAGTGGTATTAGGATTCAAGCATTCGACACAGGAACAACATCTGAATATGTTTATGTTGGTGGGAACACATCAACAGGATTAGATACTAATGGATTCCCATTGAGAGAATTTGATACTATATTCATCGAAGTAGATGATGCAAATAAAGTTTGTATTTTATCGGACAACGCTTCAGCAAAAATTCGATATATCGGTAGTTAATAAATGGCAAGGCATCAGACCAGAAAAGCATTAAAGCATATGCTCCACGCTGATGGTGTAACATCCGCAAAGGATGCTGATGGTAATGTTTACATACAGAAAAGTCATAGCAGGATTCTTCCTGATAAAGATTGTTCAATAAACAGAGAAAATCCAAATAGGAAACTACCAAATTCAAAAGCACTGGTGGTTGGTTTTGATGCAAAGGGAAATTTTCAAGGTGTTATGCCAAAGGGCACAACTCACGGATATTGGACACTAAGTAAAAGTTTTCTCACACCTGACGATGGAGCAGGTGCAGATGGTGATTATGTTGCAAGGACACTTCTTGAATTTGATTTAAATAGTGCAGGTATAACAAATGGTGATTATTTAGAAAGTTGCCAACTTTCATTATATTACTATAAGTCAAACACTGTACCAAAAACAGGTAATTATATTTTTGATTTTTACCGTTTTCATCCAGGCACTACAGCAAATGAAGTGTTTACCGAAAATGCTACTTGGTGGGAGTATGATTATTCTGGAACTGCAACACTTGGTTCAACTGGTGAATTTGCCATAACAGAAGGTGGAACACACGGTTCAAACCTATGGGACAATCAAGGACTTGGTACAACAGGTTCAACAGCAGAACATAATGCAGTACCCACAGGAACTACTGCACAATGGTTAGATATAAGTGGTGGTGTTATTGGTGCAAACAATGATTCATACACTGATAATTTATATGATTTTGGTTTAAGTGCTACAAGAAGAACTGTTACCGCAGGACAACTTGTTAATTTTGATATTACAGATGCGGCGAAAGATGCATTTGCGAACTACAATAACAAATTAAGATTAATGATTCGATTGCGAGATGACGAAACATATGATAATAGCGATAGTATTGTATTTTTATCGTTTTACTCAACAGAATCAGAACCTAGTCCACTTGCCGCTTCTGCCTCATCCCCTCCACAATATGCACCATCAATTAGTGTTACATATTGGAATCACACATAATTATTGTTATGTTCGTGATTCCCATATTGATTGAAACTTCTTATTAAATTCCAATGAATTCTTTTCTATACCTTCATCAAGAAGTTCTTGTATAATTTTGTCACGCAATTGTTTTTTTGCTTCACAAGAAGGACATCCGCCTTCTTTTTTGGGTTCTCTTGACTCAATACTTTTAACACGAACATTCCATAAAGTCATAAACATTTCTTTATATGTTTCGTTTTCCCAATTGGGGGTGTATCCGTTTTTCTGAAGTTCTTCAATGATATCTTCACGCAATTTCTTTTTCAATTCACAAGAGGGACATTTTTTATCTTTTTCTGTTTGCTCTGCTCTCTGTTTAGCAAGTTTTGCTTTCTCTTCTTCAGGCATTTCTGGTCGAATCAATTGTTTATTGTTGAGAACCATATCACCCAACATAACTTCAATTGATTTCTTTCTTTGTTCTTGAACATTATCTTCATCTGTTGAAGATTCATAATCACTAAATCCAGGCATTTTTCGTGGACAAGAAAGATATGGATGGTCTAATTTTGTATAATCTTGTTCATCACCATTCAACCAAGTGCTTGCTTTGTCGCCACAATTGCAATCGTTGCAATAAAACTTCCCCATCTTTTCTTCAGATGGCCGCAACGCAGGACACACCGACAACACATCACCATCACCAAAGCAACCAAGTAAACGAATGTCTTTTGTTGTGACATCTACTTTTTTGTTGTCGATTCCTTTCGACCATTTTGCTTTTAAGTAATTTGAAATCATATTCAAGTTCATAATTCTACTTCCTCATAAAATGTTTTGATGTCGTTGTATAGACCTTCAACATAATATACTGGGTTCTTTTGGAATATTTGATTTGAACCATCTTCATTGGCAACCATAATCACAATATTATCAATCTTCATTCCTGTTTTCTCTTGGTACATTATAGCATAAGCAGTTGTTTGTCGGAAGTAATTTTCAATCCATTCTTCTTTTTTTGGTTTACTGCTACCCTTGAAGTCAATGATAGACAATTTACCGTCAAACTCTGCAATACAATCTACCCTACCCGCCAAAGAAACTGTGTCTGACCATAATGGCACTTCTTGACATACCACATTGTCAATGCGATGTAGTTCTGGTTGGAGTTGTTTGAACAATTCAATATTTTGTGGCTGTTTTGTTTTAAATATGTCTTCTTTGTTATTGATGTAATCTTCAATAATTTGATGAAGTTCATTGCCTCTTGTTAGACATCTACGAGATTCTGCTTGGTTGCCTGGTTTAGTTCGCCACTCTTTGAAGAATTCTCGTTTGCTCCATCCTGTTACTGTTGTTACAGATGGCAGCCATTTTCCCGATGGGGATTGATAAAAACGAAGGCCGTTTCTCTGCTCAACAGGCAAAGAATCAAACTTCGTTTCTACTTCTAGGTGGTTATATTGCTTTTCACTAATCATTACCATAATTATACCTCACTTTTTTACATTTACAAATATTATTTTACAAAAATAACAATTTTTATCCTTGACACTTCACGATACTCATTCTAAATATCTGTGTTAGGTTTATACATTATTTATAAGGACCATAGGAGAACCATTCGGTTCTCTTTTTATTTAAAACTTACTTGTTTCCAAGCAAAGTCTACCATCTTAACCAATCCTGCTTTATTCTTATTGATGGTATCAATGAATGTCTTCTTATTGCCACTCTTTTTGAGTGCATCGTGTACCGTAATCAATGCATTTGCAGTTTGAGCATCAACCAACATACCGTGAATCTTCTTCGCAGTATGGTCTTGTTGGATTTTCACAATATTATCCCAGGCTTTTGCTTCATCCAGTTCAACGGATTCTTTGATACCGTTCTTCTTTCTCCATCCAAGAACAGTATGAGCATCATTAACTTGGTCAGCCCAATTGCCTGGTCCAGTAGTTGCTTTTCTTGCTTTTGGATTTGCCTTCATTGCCTTGCCGGCATCTTTTATGATATATTCTAATTCATCTTTTGTTAAATCCCAAAATCTGATATTCTCTATATGAGAACCACCTCTTGGTCTACCATCGCCCATTTTCCATTTTGTTGCTTCATTCACTTCAACGGATTCTGCTCTTCTCTTAAAGTACTTGTCAACCTCACCTACTTTTAGTTTCTCTTTGTTGTGGGTGAGTGTAAGTTTGTTGTTCCATCTTCTACCGTGCTTCTTCTCTGCTTGCTTCTCTACTGCATCGTGTGAATCAGGACCAAAAAGAACTTTACCAGTTTTTCTGTCCACAATAATCCATTCTTTTGCTTTCAGAGATACTTCGTCCAGTTCAACGGATTCTCTTAGAGTTTCCGACTTCCAAGTATCAAGCAACTTCATAAACTTGTCGAATGGAAGTTCACCACTCTTTGGATTCCACGGCATATCCCTGTTATTGTATCTTACCTTGCCGTGTCCAATGAGGAAAGACCAATCACCTCTACCTCTACCTTGTTGATATTCAACACTGTTGGGGTTAGACAACGCCAATTCTGGATTCATTTTCGGAGTGACATAATCACCAAATGAATCTACCCATTTTTGTTTATGCTTTTCTACACTGTCGATAAACTTAATAATCTGTAATGCCTGTTTGTGATATTTGGTATGTAGAGCAGTGTGTGCTTTATTGAAAGTATCCATTTCTCTGTCACTTAGTCGTTCATCCAGTTCAACGGATTCACCAATAAGTCCATGAAATCGGCCGTACTTATCAATTGCACCTTGAGGGGAAGGGTGTGAACCGTAATAGGCCAAAACCTTGTTCTTTTTGTCTACAATTGCCATTACATATCCATCGACACTATATCTCATTCCTTTATCACTGGTTGTGCCTGGTTCTGGACCACCGCCTGCGGCCTTTCCAGTAAATTGGAAAACACCAAACAATGTGTTACCACCCAGAATGGATTTCTTGGAAGCGACCATTGGATATTTACCACTTTCGATACCCTTCCGCATTCTTGCATCTGGTTCGTGGTGGTATGCTAAACGCTCATCCAGTTCAACGGATTCAGCAAGTTCCCAACCTTCTTTTTCATATTTTTTCAAATCTTTTCTGTCGATTACAATCACTTTTCCCTTTTCGTCAACTACCATGACCTCGGTTCTTGGGTCTTTGAGTTGTCTTCCTCCTGCTTTCTTCAACTTTTTATGTTGAGCAAAAACTATTTCATCTACTTCTTCAACGGATTCTTTTACGACTGTGCCTTTACTCTTTATCATTGCTTTCTTAACAGCGGCACGCCACCTAGTCTCAACATCCGTGACGGTTACTCTATTCCCAATTTGGTCACCCACACCGATAGCAGAATTTTCAATGTCTAAGTCAAATTGCCTTGCTCTTCGTTCATCTGGGAATTCAAATGTAATTGCCGGGACTTTTGCTTCATCCAGTTCAACGGATTCTTTTGCATAGAGAGGATTTCCCTTTGCATCTTTCTTCGCAACAAGTTTATGTCTCTTTGCAAAGTCCATCGCCTTTTGATGACTAACATGACTACCGTGGAATGCGAACATCTTGATGCGACCACGGTCTGGGTCACTGATGGTAAACATCAATACTTTGTCTTGGTTGCTACCTGTGTTGGGGTTTTTGGCCACAACAAACCGAGCAGAAGTATGGAGAGAAGATTGCACATTCATTAGAATCTTTGCTCTGCCACTTTCGATATATCCTTTGGTTTTCTTATCGGCAGGAATGTTCGTGTCCCCACCGAATAGTTGACTTGCTTCATCCAGTTTTACGGATTCGTCAAGATATAAGTTCGTGTACTTTTTATCAATATCTCTCTTGTATTTTGACTCAACATACTTCTTTGCTTTATCAATTTCTTTCTTTGGTCCTTGGAAAGAAACATCAAATCCTGAACCACCAGAACCACTACCACTATAGATTTTCTTGAATTTGGTTATGAGGTCGTCTTGTATTGCACGACCCTCTTTACTAGTATAGTCTACAGTAAAATCAAAACCCAAAACCCATTGATTGGATTCGATTAAAATTTGTTCTTTTATTTTATTAAATGTTTTCATATAAAAATCCTTAATTATTTCTTGTTATATTTAGAAGTTTTTCAAGTTGAAGATTGCATTGTGCTTCTCGCTGTGCGCCATTCCAATATAAATAATCCTTTTCTTTATTCTTTCTGAGATTTACTAGAAGAGGAATTACAACCTTTTCAATCTCTGTCATTTTTACACTCATTAGATTTTCATATTCTTCTTTGACAGCATTTGTACCCTCACAAGTAGAATGCATTGATAGTATCTGTGATAGTTTATTTTGAATATCTAAGATTTCATCAACAGAAGCAGTTTCAGCATCTGCACCCAATAGACTACCTAATTCATTTTCATCGGCCGCTGTGAACCCAAAATCAAATGAAGAATTTGTATATTCCTCTGGAATATCGTGTTGAAAATCGCTCATTGTGTGTTGTACCTTCCGCCTCTTCTATCGGCCGCTCTATCTAGTTTATCGTGAAATCTTTTTGGGACTGACCCATTGTTTTTTATACTGTTCATTAATTCACCAAACCCTGCTTGTGGTTTTAAATTTGTATCATATCCACCAACAGGTGCAGTGAAAAACCCTTGTTTTACTGCATTTTCCCCACATTCTGAACAAGGCAGTTTTGTTGGATTTTCTCTCTCATCCATTTTACAAAACTTGTCAAACCTATTACCGCATTCTTTACATTGATATTCATATGTTGGCATAATTAATACTCCCGTATACTATGTATGTATCCACCGTTCCCACAATTCCACACCGTTCTCATCTAAACCTACTAATTGTATCATTAATTTCTTTGGTTTGAAAGGTTTATTTTTCAATTTCATACCAGATTCTTTAATATTATTATTGCCTTTTTTCATATTACAGTCGGGACAGGCGGTTGTTAGATTTGTCCATTGAGTACCACCACCTTTTGACTTTGGATGAATATGGTCTATTGTTAATTTTTTAGGATTCTTTGATTTGTACCCACAATATTGACAAGTCCATTTGTCCCTCTTGAATATGTTTGTTCTTGAAGGTGACATATCATTACTAT